GGCTACACGTTCAACTGGACTGGCCTGATCGGCGCGACCGGCGGCGCTGGCGTCCGCATCAAGACCTTCCGCATGGAGCACCTGGCTTCTGACCGCGTGGAGATCGACATGGCGCTCGATATGCGAGTGGTCTCGAAGGACTGCGGCTTCTTCTTCAACAACGTCGTCTCGGCGGCGTGACCATGTTTCAGAGAAGACCTTCTTGGGCGCAGTTGACCAAGGGCGGCGTGCCGCCGCTCGTCGTACTGCGCCCTCTAACTGGCGGTTTCACGCCTCCGACCGTCGGCGATGACTATCCCGCTCCCGATCTGAATGACAAGTTCCAAGTGACTCGCGCGCGGCAGATGTACGAGCAGCGCAGGATCGGCACGCAAGCCGAGCTGGAGCGCGCACTCGCGAAATTCCCCAAGCAGGAACCGGCCAAGCCGGGAAAGGAAAGACGTCATGGTCAAAGTGGAAAAAACTCCCGTTAATGCGCCGGAGTTCCAGAGCGCTGGTCCGCTGCCGAATCTCAAGGGTGTCTATCTCTCGAAGGCGAAGCTGTTCTTCGCGAGTCAACAGACGGGAACAGGCTCGAGCCAGAGCATCGCTCACGGACTGGGAGCGGCGCCAGCCGGCGTGATCTGCGTTCCGACCGATGGCGGCACTGTCACGTACGGCACGCACACTTCGACCAACATCGTCGTGACTGTCACCAGCGGAAAGAAGTTCGACGTGTTGGCGTGGTTGTGAGAGCGAGGCCATGACCCCTACTTCGCTGGGCCGCGTCAACGTGCCGACGCCGGGAACGCCGGTGCATCTCGCCGCCACGCGGACGCCTTGTTGCCGCATCCGCGTGCAGGTGATCGCCGGGCTGACAGGCAAGATGTACTTCGGCACCGCCGGGCTGAACAAGACCACCTTTGCGGGCGTCATCAAAGAGCTGTGGCCGAACCAGGCCGGCGGCGTCGATGATTCCTACGAGGTGTGGTCGAGCAAGGATGAGGATTCCCTCGATCTGGCGGATTACTGGATCGACGCCGCCGTGGCGGCTGAAGGGCTGATCGTTTCCTATTGGAACAAACCCTCGTGGACGTATCCGGCTGGTTAGCGCGATGGCTTGGCCAGATCTTGTCAATGCGCTCGACGAGGCGTGCCTGAACACGTTCGGTGTGCCGGCGACCTTCACGCCGCAGGATGGCTCGGGCGACCAGCAGATGACCGGCATTATCCAGCATCCTGCGATGGCCGAGGATTACGTGCCGGGCAGTGTCCAGGGCACGGCTGTGGTTCGCTTCTTCGTGCGCTTCGCGAAGATCACGCCCGCCCCTCAGCGCGGCGACGTGATCACGATCAACGGCATCGTCTACACCGTGCTCGAGGTGGACGCTGACACGCAGGGTGGCGCGGTCCTGAAGCTGAGAGTGGCGTAAATGCTGAATCCGGCTCCGATCACGGACGCGATCGCCGAAGTGCTTCTTTCGATCCCCGAGCTGAACGCCGCGATGAACGGGCGCATCACGGCGTTCCACTACCGGCTCGGCCAGGAATACCGGCTCGCCGAGGCCGTCTACAAAATGGCCGCGCCCTCCGTGCTCGTGGTTTGGGAGGGCACGCGCGGCGGCAACTTCGACGGCCAGACCATCTGGAAACATCGTTGGGGCATTTACTACCGCATGGGCAACGCGGCGGGGGTGGCCGAGCCGGTCGGTTACGAAGACCTATGGTGGATCATCTGCAACCGCCCGCCGGGCGGCAACGGGCCGAACATCCGCCAGATGCAGCTTTATCCGGGCCTGGACATCATGGACACGCCCAGTATCGATCACGAACTCGACGAAGATCTGATCGACCGCTTCAAGGGCGTGTTCGTCATCCCGGAGATCGGAGACAACTGATGGACGAACAAGAGTACGCGCCAGCCCGCGAAACCGTTCGCCTGCGCCATCCGCACACGGGCGACACGCGCGAAGTCGAAGCGACGCCCGAGAAGCTGGTCCCGCTGATGGGACTCGGCTACCAGCAGGTCAAAGAGGAGAGCGAATAGATGCCCGCAAGAGTACAGCAATTAATCCTGGGCCTCGGCAAGGCGAAGCAGGCCAACATCTCGACCGCCGCGGCTTCGTTTATGCGGTTCAAGAAGCTCGACATGGCGCTCACCACGCCCAAGCCGGTCTTCGAAAACGACGCCGCGGAAATCGGGAAAGGCCACGAGTTCATCACCCAGACGTTCCCTTCGCATTACGAAGTCGCCAACCGCATCGAAAAATACGCCAGCGCCGAATTCGTCACATGGGCTGTGGCCTACGCTCTGGGCAACATTGTGCAGACCGGCTCCGCTGCGCCGTACACCTACACCATCACGCCTATCAACCCGGGCGTCACGCTTGAGCTGCCCTACTTCTCCCTCGTCGAGCAGGTGGCCGAAGGCGGCGGCAGTGCCATCGACAACCTTTATATAGGCTGCTCCATCGAGGATTTCACTTACCAGTTCAACTACGGCCCCGGCCGCGCGTCCTCAAAGATGACGGTGAACTGGGTCGGCTCGGGTCTGCTGACCACCCCGAGCGGCGTCACCGTTCCCGCGCTCACCACCGAGAACAATATGCTGGCGGCCTCGATGTCGCTCTCGGTGAACGGCGTCGATTACGTGGGCACCAGACGCATTCTTTCCGGCTCGATCGGCTGGAAAAACAACCTGCTGCTGAATGCTGGCTTCTATCCCGGCTCGGGCTTGCAGAACGGATTGCAGGTGCGCGGCCGCATGGAGATCGGCGTGCGTGCGCCGACGTTCCAGTTCACCGCGCGCCTGCTGGCCGGGTCGCCCGAGTACAACACGCTCGTCAATCAGACGACCGGCACGGCGACGCTCAGCGTGCAGCATGACGCGAACAGCTCGGTGACGTTCACCTTCCCGCAGATGGCGTTCCAGGTCGCCGAGAACACCGAGGCCGACGGCATTGTGGCTGTGACCGTGACGGGCGCACCGCAGTACAGCAATTCGCAAAACACCGTGATGTCGGTGACCACGCTTTGCGGTGTGGCGGGCATCGCGCAATGAGAAAGGACACCATGTACGGAAACATTCCCACAGAGGGCATCACCATCCGCGTGCCCAATCCGCCGAAGACGGCCCAGTTGCGGCTACCGACCAACGACGAAATATTGGATCGGCTCGACCAGCAGAAATCGATCCGGCGCACGATCGGCCGTCGGAAGTCGCAGACGGAGTTTGTGCCGAACACAAAGGCCGACCTCGATCTGTTCAACCGGATCCGGCTGGACAAGGACGGCCCTGAGTTCGATGAATACGAAGCCGGCAACGCCATTTCGAAGCTGACCTTCTGCGAGGTGACGGATTGTGAGCGCGCGGGCGACCAGTACCGCATCACGCTGAAGACGCCGTTCGGCTCGACGGTCCACTCGCTGAAGATTCCGACGCAACGCGACATCACCGTGTACCGGCGTAGTGTGGTTTCCTCGACCGATCTGCCGCACGGCCAGGAAGAGCTGCGTTACCGGATCGAGCCGGCTGTCGCTCTCTACGATTCGGTGGTGACCGGGATTGAAGGCTACACCGATGCGTTCAAGCCTACCGATGTCCCGCCGCACCACAAATCGGCTGTGGTCGTCGAGCTCGTTCAGGCGATCGACGATCTTGATCCGGCGCTGGACCCAAACTCCTGACCCCGGACGAGTGGCCACACCCGATCCCTCTCCGGTTGTTGATTTATCGTTCCATCCACTCAGAGGATTTGTGCGATGGCGGCCCGGACGGCGCTCGCGGCTGCCCCCAGGCGAACGACGTTACATGTACCAAGTGCGGCCGCGTGCACACTGTGGAGGACGCGAACGCTCCCGGCGCGTGCCCGCAGTGCGGCGGCTGGCAGTTCACTGTGAATCGGTGCACGCATTGCAAGCTGGATGATCTCGATTACGCGCGGACGCACTCGAACGCTGGGCGGTTGTTCGAGCGGCTGCTGGAGCTCGAATTCGATGCGGCCCACTTCAGCATTCCCTGGAGCGACGTCACCGCGGAAGAGGTCCGCGGGCTTCAGATCCTGAAAGAAGAACGCGACCGCTATCAGCGGGAGCAGATGGAGAAACGAAATGGCGTTCACGGCTAAAATTACGCGCGCCCGGTTCGTGCTGGGCCCGTTCACCTCCGAAGAGATGCTGGCGATCGGCAACGTCCTGCGCGATTCCATCGCCGCTCGCATCGGCAGGGGCATGAACGTGACCGATGCGCCGGCGAAGGCCCTCAAGCCTGGGCGCAATGGTCGGCGCGGTTATCCAGATTACAAGAAGGCGCGCGGGCTACAGCCGATCCGCGATTGGTTCTGGACTGGTCGCACCTTGCGATCGCTCAAGGTGAAGAGCGCGAGCGAAAACCAGGCTGTGATCGGATTTGTCGATCCAAATGCGGATCGCATCGCGCATGTGAATAATCTACGCGCGAAGCAGTTCGGGGTTTCGCTCAAGGACCGCCAGGCTCTCGGTGCGGCGGTCCTGACGACACTGCGTAAGGCGCGCGTAGTGCGCGTGGCGAGGGCGGCGTGATCAGAGTTTCTTAACGAGATTGTCCATTGCAACGAGACAATTTCTCCGGTAGTCATCCTTGACCTGAACGCGGTGACCACCGATGTCCTGTTTGCCTGCTTCTAGTTTCGAGAACGGGCAGCCCTTCGCAAATGCCACGACACCCGTAGTCTGGAAGTCGCGGATATCCACCGCACCGTCTGCCGGCGTCTTGAAGGTGAAGAACTGCGGATTGGTTTTGGCCAGCGCCCGAATATCGCTGTCAATTTCTTGGAGCACCGCATAATAGGCCGAGGCGGGCCCCATGTACTGAGTGAGCCGGTTCTTGACTATCATATGCACCTGGGGAAGTGTTCGGTTGTCCTCGGCAAGTTTCGTGCTGAAGGCGTGCGTGGCGTAAATCGGCGAAGGCAAACGCAGCCCGTAAACGAGCGAAAGCGCATTCTGCACAGCGCGACGCGATGAATCATCCGCCATGACCGGCAGAATCAACCGGTCCGCTGCCGCCAGTCCAATCTGCGTATATATCGAGAAACTGGGGTTGCAGTCTAGGAAGATCGGATCATATGTATTATCGAGCGGCGCGAGTAAGTCCCGCACCCAGTCTATGATTGCAATCCACGTCTTCGTGCCCGGAATCTGAGTATTTGAAAGTGTGCTGATGGCATTTGCCTGAAGTTCCAAAAGGGGGTCGCCGCAAACCAGGTCGATGTTACTCGGCACGCGGTAATTGAACTTCGACGGCGTCGTAATGAAATCGGAGGGATTGATTGCCGGAACATTATAAGGCGATGGGAGCCTCATCTGGAAGTATCCTCCGATGCTGCACCTGGGCAACATTCCTTGCCTCGCTAGGAGATGCTTACTGCCCTGTCCGGTGAGCCCGCCGAGGAATAGTTCGGATAGATTCGCCTGGGGACAGATGTCGATGGCCAAGATCTTCTTTTTCGGGTTGCGCTCGGCGTAGCGACAGATCGCTTGAAAAGCCAAACTTGTCTTGCCGGTTCCACCTTTGTTGTTCCAGAATGCATACCGCATGCTTGTTTCTCCTGTGGACGCTGTGGCGTCCTATATAGACGATAGCACGGCCTAAACGGACGCAACAGCGTCCTAGCGAGCGTAACTACCACTAACGACATGGATCAGGAATCCATAGTCCTCGACGTTGACCCCCGCTCTGTCCTCGCGGCCATAAAGCAGGCCAACACCGCAGTCGAGGGTTGGGAAAAAGGCACGGTCGGCGCGGGCGAGCGCATGCAGAAGTCGCTCGAGCGGATGTCCGAGATGCTGATCAGGGTGAACGACCGCTCCCGCAGTTCGATGGAGCGGCTCACTCAGTCCATCGAAAAGCAGGCGGCTGCCTACGGCAAAACCGGCGTGGACCGCCTGATCGCCGACCGCGACCGGCTCATCAAGAAACTGGGCGATGAGCAAGGGATGGTTGACCGTGTCCGCGCAGCCTACGAGAAGATGATCGCCGTTGAACAAAACGCAGGGGGGGGCGGCGCGGGTGCGGGCGGCACGGGATTCAGCGCGCGGTATGCCTTCTTCGGAGTTAAAGACCTGATAGAGGGCCGCACCAAATTCGCAATCGCAGAAGCGGCAAACGAGTTAATGCGGCTTCGAGGGAGCGCGTTGGCGATTGGCGGCGCCATCGCGGGGGTGGCGGCTCTGGGCTTCGCGGCATACGAGGTCGCGAAGAAGTTGCGTGAAATCCGGGAAGAGCCTGAGCGGATCGCGGCCGAGTTTGCGCGCCTTACGGGCGCAACCAGGACAGCCAACGACGAGCTGCGCGCTGCGAACGACCGGCTGGAGAACTCCATCGCAAAACTGGAGCACCGGCCCCAGAACAACCTGAAGCTCGCGATTGACGAGGCGGCGGTCGCGGCCGACCACCTCTCGGAAAAGATGGACAAAGCCATCCGCTCCTTCGCGGAAGTGGCCATCAAGAACGCGCCGGGAGTGTTCGCCAGCATCCTTGGCCAAGCCGGCATTGACGATATCGTGAAGCTCGTCCAGGGCAAGTCGGGATATGGCGGTCTGATCGGCGATCTCTACAAAGCGACCTCCGGCGCCGGCGATCCCACCAAGGTGCTCGAACAGTATCGCGCGCAAGTGGTGACAATGATCCGGCAATCCGAAATGGCCGAGGCCTACCAGCAAGGCAAGGGTTATGAGGGCGTGAGCTATGAGGATATCCGCGCCGCCATGACGGGCGCTTTGACGGGACGCGGGAAGCTGCCGCCCGGCCTTCGATTTGAGAATATGCTGTCTGATCAGGGGACAAGGCTCGAAACTCTGCGCGCGCTCGAGCGGGAGATTGACCTCGTGACCCAGAGCTACAGCCTCGAAAAGAAGAACACCGGCCTCACCGCGCAGGAGGGCCGGCTCAAGGAGATTGCGAAATCAACCAACGTTACGGAGGAACTGCGCCAGCAGGTGGCTCGGGCGCAGGAAGGCGAGTTGAATGGCTTGGCCCGCATCAACGGCGCCTACCAGGAACGATTGCGGCATCTAAAGGAAGAGGGCGAACTCAACACCGTCAACGCGAAACTCGCCGGCGAAATCCGCGATGCAGAGATCGCGCGCTTCGAAAAAGAAGAGCAGCGAAAGACTGCCGCCGCCGTGTTTGGCGCGAACACTTCTGTGGGAGAAGCCGGCATTCGATCGAACTATGCGATCTTCCAGGCCACTCGGAAGGCAAGCGGCGCGGCGTTTGGCGAGGCGGACATCAATGCCGAGTACGACACCGCCATGGCGCTCGCGCAGAAGCAGTTCGACCTTGCCGCCCAGCATGTTCGCGAACTGCGGGACATGAACGCGACGGACGGAGAGATTCAGCGTGCCCAAATCGAGGCCACGAAGAACTTCGCGTTGGCGGCTCTCGACGCAGAGACGAAGAAAAGGGTCGAGTTGATCGACCTCGCCAAACAGCAACGGGACGAAGAGTCCAAAACCGCCCGCGCCAACTATGACAACGCCCGGAGGCTTGGCGATGCCATGGCCACTGAGCAGGAACGCCGGCAACGGGACGTGGCGCAGCGGCAGACCAAGATGGCCGAGGTGCTCAGCTCGAAGACTTCCGGCGGCCAGATCGCGACGGCGCTAACTGTGGAGCAGTTGCGCATCGCGGCCGCGCAGTCGCAGCATGATCAGGCCATCACGCGAATCGTCCAGGAGACCATTGAGGCGCGGAAGCTGCCCGGCGGTACGCCCGAGGAGCAACGGCAACGTGAGGCAGAACTCAACCGGCTGAAGATCGAAGGCCTGAAGTCTGAGGGCGAGTTGCAGCGTGAGATCGACGACGCGCACGAGGATCGCGTGGTGAAGCTTTTGGAGCTTCAGAAGCGCGAGATGGAAGAGATCCAGAACAAAGCCTCGGGCCTGTTCCACACGCTGTTCACGAAGCCGCAGGACTTCGGCAAGCAACTCGGCAGCACCGTGAAAGAAGCGGTGCTGAAGCCGATAACGGACGGACTCGGCGGCCTGGTCGCGAAGGCGATCCATCCTCTGATCTACGGCTCCGACGGCCAGGGCGGGTTCGCGGGCGTATTCCGAGGGATCTTCGGTGGCGAGAAACAAGACCCGATGAAGATTGCGACGGACCTGAACTCGGCGGTAACGGCGCAAAACTCGGTCGCGCTCGCGTCTCTGACAGCCGTGTTCGCGGCGGCCATGGGAATGGGTGGGCCAGCGATCGCCGCCCCGAGTGGCATTCCAAGTGGCATTTCGGTCCCGGCGATCTCGATCCCTGCTCAGACTGGCGGCGTCTCAGGTACCGTCGGTGCGTCGATTTCCATTCCGGTTGCTGCGGGCGGCGCGGGCGCATCATCTGGTGGCGCCTTGCCGGCGGACGTTCTCAACCTGCCTGCAATGCACTCCGGTGCGGCCATGAACCCGTTGGGAATGATCCTCGGTGCAAACCAGCGGGGAGGCACCTCGGGCATCTACAGCCTGTTCACGAAAGCTGGCTTCTCGAAGATGCTGTCGAATCTGAAGGGGACCGTGTGGAACCAGCAGGCATGGGAAGCCTCCGACAGCAACTTCTGGGGCGGCGTACAAGGCGTTGCAGAGTCGCCCGCCGCCGGCGCTGCCGGCATGATGCTGGCGATGAATGGCCTGTTCGGTTCCAGCCGCGGCACGTGGGGCGGGATTGCGCAGAGCACCGCCGGAGGCGCGCTCATCGGAGAGCAAATCGGCGGCCCGCTGGGTGCGGCGATCGGTGCCGGCGCAGGTTTCCTGGCGGGTCTGGGCGAGAAGCTGTTCGGAGTTGAGTCCCCTGAGAACGAGGCGAAGCAACTGGTCAAGCAGCTCTACTCAATCAACATCGACAATTCGATGGCTCGGCAGATCGCCGGAATCGCGCAACAGAAGTACGCGGGTCATGTGAGCGTGGCCGTTCGCGATCCCGACGTGCGCAAGATGCTGATGCTCTATTCCGAGGGCACTGGCCAAAAGATGCCGCTCTCGGCCACCACGCCGCAGTCCGCGAGCCTCGCGGAAATGGGTGGCCGCCTCTACCAGCAGGCGAGCTACGTAAACGGTACGCCGTACGCGTTCCAGAGCAATCTGCCGGTGCTCGGCGGCTACGCGGCCGGGATGTATCCGAGTCTGGGACCGATGATGCTCCAGGTGAACGTCCAGGGCCAAGGAGCCGCGCAGTTCGTCGCCGGCCAGGTCGTTACGCCGGAGTTCGTGCAGGCGCAATGGTCCAATGCCGCGGCTGGCAGCAACGGACGATTGCAGAATTCGGCTGTGATCCAACAACCGGGACTGGTGATCGCATGAAGGCCATGCGGATTATACTTCTGCTTTTCTTCTGCGCCGCGCGCTGCCTCGCTCAGCCGGCCCTGACCACGATCAAGGACACGCTCTACAACCCGGACGGCTCGCTGATGAACGGCAATATCATCGTGACCAACGCGGCGTTTTCGATCGGCGGCGTGCCGATCGCCGCCGGAACACATACCTTCCGAATCACGAACGGCGTGGTCAACATCCAGCTCGCGCCGACGGATCACGCGAGTCCCGCCGTCGCCTACAACGTCAACACTGTCTCGAACGGGCGGGCCGCAACGAGCCTGTGGTCGGTGCCGACGCTGCCTTCATCGCGGTGCCCATCGGGAACTTGCACGATCGCGGAGGCCACCACCCTGTACACGCCTGGTCCAACAACTGCGGTTGCGGTCTCGCAGCTTTCCACGCAGGGTGCAAGCAACGGGCAAATGGTCTGCGACACGGCTGGCGTAGCCGGATGGTGCAATCCGCCCGCGAGCGGCGTCATTTCATTCAATGGCAGAACGGGCGCAGTAGCGCCAACGGCGAATGATTACAACTTCAACCAACTCGCGGGCACGGCGTCGGTGGGGCAGATCCCGGCGGGAATCCCGGCTGTGAACATCGGAGCGGGAACGGTTGGAAATACGGCCTTCGGATACATCGCGAACTTGGGGAGCGATGCGCAGGCTCAGCTCAATGCGAGGCTCGCCGCGGCGAACAACCTGTCAGATGTCGCGAACACCGCAGCCGCGCTCTCAAATCTCGGCGGACTCCCGAAGGGCACAGTCGCCACCTGGATCGACCAATATTGCGCCACGCAGGGCGTGTACGACCAGACCTGCTTCTCCGCCGCATTCACGGCGGCTGGCTCGGCAAGCAACGTCACTTTCATGCTGGGTCCGAATACCTACACCTTCTCTGCGGGTGTCACCATCTCCAGCAAGACGGGCTGGACCATCGTCGGCCTGAAGGACCGCAGCAAGATCCGGGCGGCCAACGGTGCGAACGCGGCGTTGTTCACGCTGAACGGCACCACCGACTTCGCCATGCGAGACGTGTTCGTCGACGGCAACTACCAGAACCAGACCAGCGAAATTTCCATCATCTCGGCGACGAACATCGTCGGCCTGATCCTCCAGGGCAACCGATTCACGAACGTGAAGGGCCGAGCCGTGGTGGTGAGTAACTCGGCATACGACTTCAACGATGGAGTGTTCATCTCGAACAACATCATCTCCGGCACCACCGATTCCGCCCTTTATTTGGCGCTGCGCTACGACGGCCTGACCATCACGGGGAACCGCATCGACGGCGTTGGCGTGGACGGAAGCAATCCACAGAAAGCCGCCGCGATCTACGTCACCCACGGCAGCACCTTCGGCGGCCTCACCTCGGTCGGCTACAGCGGGAATTACATCATGGCCTCACCCGCCGTGAACAACAACACGTTCTTGCAATACGGCATTCTGTTCGACGCGATCGCTGGACCGCCGGTGACAGACATGTCGAATTCGTACTCGAACATCGGGACCAACTGCGGCAGCATCAACAGCGCTGTGACCTGCTCCACGGCCATCCCCAGCCTGGTGAACGGCAACGCGACTCAGATTTACCCCGTCGGTTACTGTTCCAGTGTCGGTGCGACTCCGGTGCCGAGCCCGCACTTCATGGGGTCGAGCGCCGCGATGCAGTGTATCTCGATCGGGGGAACGCCGATGGCTGCCGTTCCGCTGGCCCACGGAGGCGGCGACGTGTACGCGTCGATGCTGTTTGAGACTCCCGCGACGTACAGTTCTGTGGCGCTCTCCTGGGCCGGCTACACGGATGCGGCGGGCGGAAATGTGAATTTCATGGCGCTGATGGCCTGCGCGCCGTTCAGCGTATCGAACGGGCCGAATTTTCCGGCCATGCCAGGAGGTTCGACCTCGTATTCGGTGACCTCCGCCGGAGGCGGATTCTCAATCAGCAGCAGCGCGATCACGGAGTTCAGCGGACCCTACGGCCTTGGCGTTAACTCCTCATGCCCGAATCCGGTAACGGGCGCGATCATCACGCGGCTCTACCGACGCGGCAGCAATGCACCTGATACGAACACTGGCACGCTCTGGATCGTCTGGGCCAGGCTCGAACAGAACTTCAAGGTTCAGTAGAGGGCAAATCATCGCGACAGATCTTCGGATCGGAACTCCACAATCTCAGGTGGATTCTGGTTGTAGTCGCTGTACCGGACCCATTTGGGCTTGGCTCGAATGTAGATCAACCCAGGCCAGCTCGCGCGACTCGGGCCATCCCGGTACACCGAGTAATAGATCTGCTTGAGTCGCTCCAGATCCGCTCCCGACGGTTCGTCCGCAATGCCCTCATACTGGACGGTTCGCTCGTCACCTGCAATCAGGCCACCTATAACCAGCGCGACACGTGGATTCTTGCGCAGGTTTTGCGCCTTCCGCGTCGTCTGGAGCGTGTCGAAGACAATCTCGAAGTGATCGCTCACGGCGAACCCGACGACCGCTGCTTGAGATCCACCATCGACCGAGACGGATGCCTGCACGGCTAAGCGGTGAGACCGCAGGAACTCCAAAAGTTTCTGGGGATTCACCGCGAAAGAATAGCACACCGATGCCTGGAAATGTTCAGAACGCTGCGCCCAGCGGCGTGATGCCATACGCGCTCTGCACCGCTTTCACGGAATCGCGCGAATACTTCCAACTTCAGGCCCAATATCACGACGGCACACCTGAGCAATCGCAGCTCGCGGAAACCTCGCGCCGCACGTTCAAGCTCGCGCAGCGATTGACAGCTATCGGGGTCGCGCTACTCAAAGCGTTTTGGGACGCCCACCAGGGCGGCCTGACTCCGTTCCTGTTCTACAACCTCGCTGAAGGCGCTTACGATGCTACGGGTAATTCGACGCAAGGCCGCTACACGGTTGTATTCCGCGGCAACTGGTCCCAAAGCACCGGCGTGCTCCGTACAGACGTCCCGCAAATCGAACTCGTCGAAGTAGCTTAGCCCGCCACCATGCCCGACACCATCGGCCGCATCCCTGTGCCCGCGCTCGTCGACTCGGGCCTGACCTTCCCGCTCACATCCGACTTCGGCTACGGCTTCAGTCAGGACCGCCCCGTCGTCGTCCACCAGTTCGGCGAACTCGACGCGAAGGCCGAACAGCGCTACGCTGTCGGACTTGGCCCACGCAAGTTCGCCTTTCGGCGCGAGCATCTCAGCATGCGCGATCGCGCCACATTGGTCTCCTTCTGGGAATCCCTCCAAGGCGCGTGGAAATCGTTCACCTACAACGTTCCGAATCCCGACCAGTCCACCACGCCCACCAAGGTCACCTGGGAGTACGCACCGCTCACGATCCAGTACCTCGCCAACGCTGCTCAGACCGGCTTCAACTTCATCGAAGTTCCTGATCCCGCTGCCGCGCCCAACTACACCGTCAACAGCACGTGCCTGCGGTTCCCGTCCTCGGCGCTCCAATCCGCGCTCCTCTCGCAGGTTCAGCAGATCATTCCGCTCGTCCACATCCGCGTGCGCGAGCAGGCCGTGCCCGACATCCACATCTCCGATCGCCGCGCCACTGTCGGCGGCCAGCCCTATCTGCCGCGCGTGCTGGGCATCGGCGAGCCTGGCTCCGACGTCATCATCAGCCAGGACATCCGCGGCACCGCCGACAACGTCCAGTTCACTTTCGGCAATGCCGACCGCGTGATGACGCAGCTCGCCAACGACACCGATCTCAAGTACGCACAGATCGAGCTGTTGCTGTTCCACATCAACTCCGGCATCCTGCTTCAGTTGTGGTCGGGTTTCATCATCAGCTTCGTCGCCGACGGCACCGCGCGCTTCACCGTGCAGTGTAGCGACGGCCTTTATCAGATCACGCAGTCTTATCCCACCAAGGCGATCTCGCGCCAGTGCTGGAAGACGTTCAACGATGACGTCAACTGCCCCTATGCTACGCACGGCTCCGGCGGCGATCCCAACTCCTGCGATTACTACTTCGATTCCGCGAACGGATGCCGCGCGCACGGCATGCAGCAGTATTTCGGAGGCCATCCCGCAACGCCGCAGGGCGTGAGCGTCAAGGACAATTCGACCGGTCTCTGGGGCTTTGGCCGCAGCACGGTCACGGCCGTCTCGATCATTTCGGACAGCATCTGGGGCAACGCCCTTCAGGAAATCTGGTGCAACGACGACGGCGATCCGGGCAAGGCCTTCTGGGTGCAGTGTATGATCGCCGCCGGCCGTGACGAGGGCGATTTCTACGATGCGCTCGGCATCGTGGGCGCGGGGCCGATTGGCGCATTCACCGGCATGCTCGTGTACCAGAACGCCGACGGCTACCGCTACATCATCGCGCCGCTCCTCGACGGGCAACCTCCGCACGGCTTCAAGGTGGACGGCAGCCTCAACGTCATCACGAACAACCCAACAATGGGCCTGCGCGAGTCGTTCGGCACCGATCCAACGGATCAAACCTCCGTTGACGACCGGTTCCTGTTGAGCGCTGGTGGCCAGATCATCGGTGACCAGCGCGCCGCCGGGACCGCCTTTGTCGAGCTTCGCCGCGCGAAACCTTCTGGCATCATGCCGACGACCACGGATCAGCACGAAATGAAGGTGCCTATCTCGCAGGGACTCACCGGATGGGTGTGGGACCAAAACGGCAACCGTACCGCCGTGGCGGGCTTGACGAATCCGTTCTGGATCGCCGTAAACAGCCTGCTCCGCGCGCTTGGCCTAGCGAACGCGGCTTCCGCAACCCAGTTGGGCAAACTCGTTCTTTCGTCGGTCATCGTGGGTAACGGCAGCGGAGCGGCTGAGATCGCGGACACATTGGTGATCCCCATTGTGGGCGGCGGCAACGAGAAGCAGTTCCGGTTTCAGGGAGTGCTCGCGCAGCAAAAGCCTTTCCGCGACTGGCTCACCGAGATTCTCGCCTGCGGACTTGGCTACTTCACCTGGGAGTTCGGCAAGCTTAAGCTCGGCTGCCGCATTAACGCATCCGCCGTCGATACGTTCACGCTCGGCAACATGCTGTTCCAAAGCTTGCGCCTGGAGCCCGTCGAGGCCGCCTTCGAGCACCTGATCGTCGATTTCGCCGACCAGACATATCAATACCAAGCCAACACCGCCGAGTATCAGGACAAGACTCACGCCGCGTATTTTGGCCGCGCCGGCGCACCACTCACCGCGCGGCAGCACCTCGTGGGATGCGCCACACTCTCGCAGGCTTTGCGCCTGGCGGCCACGCGCACGCGCGAGGAAATCGGCGGCATCAATCCCGCCGAGTGGCGCAACGCGCGCATGGCCACGTGGAAGACCACGCTGCTGGGCCTGAACAACGAGGTCGGCCAGGTCGTCTCGATCACGCACCTGGATGTGCCCGGCATGAAGGGCACGTGCTCGGTCACCGCCGGGCAGTGCGGCAATCTGACCGGCGACCCGCTCGACAAATTCATCGTCAACAAAGAGGTTCTGATTAACGGCGTCCAATGCACCGTGACGCAGATCTTCACCTCGGCGGATTACAAGACGGTCACCGGGTTCGTGGTATCGCCGGCTCCGGCCGACGCCACGAACGCGACGTTCCAGTTCATCACCGCCGATTTCCGCATCCAGTCCTGGAGGCTCCACAAGGACTGGAGCGTTACCATCACCGGTCGGACCGTGACCGCGTCGATGTACGACCTGGACATCGGGCCGAAGCCGCTCGACGTGGTACCCGCCCCGCTGCCCGCACTGTTCTATCCAATTCCGGCAGGGCCGACGTGGGCTCCGTACCAGGTCCAAGCGCGCTCCGACGATGCGCTGTTTCCGGGCGAGTGGACCTTCGGCACGAATCAATCCTATGCGCAGTTGGCCGATGGCAGCGTGTTGGCGAATCTGATCGTAACCGGCAAGCTTCCCACGAACGCGTTCAGTCCAGGCGTTGGCGCGCCTGTGGCCGGCCGCATCGTCGTGAACACCACCGGCGGTTCGCTCGTGGGCGGAACGACGATCCGGCTGACACTATGCGCGCTCGACGCGAAAGGCCTGCCATCGGTCCCGATGGCCATCGCGATTGTGCCCCTGCCAACGGGCGGCTCGACGTACTCGATCACGCTGAATAACATCGTTTGGCCCGCCGTAGCCGGCTTGCAGAGCTACGTCGCGTTCGCGTCCGCGCAGGACGATCTGATCTGCGCGCAGCAGAGTGGCCCGCTCACGCCCACCGGCAACGGGACCACCTACACGCCCGGGTCGATCACGTTCACCGGACTATTGCGGCGGTCCACATACGCGCTTCCGTCACCATATGTGAAGAAGCTCCGGCTCAAAGCCAAACATGAAATCCACGGCGGCGTCATCGGCGGCCAGATCGATAGCGTGTCCGCTGGCGCGCTGGTCATCGGCGCTCTGAAGGGCCCGCCGCCATCCACGAATCCATCCTGGACGCCGGTGGGTCGCATCGTCTCGATTATCGGCAGGCCGGAAGGAGCCACGCCGTTCTTCAGCGCGAAGGTGACCTCGTGGGACCAGGCCACCGGCACCGTCGGCCTCACTCCCGATCCCAACGGTATCGTCCAGGAGGGCGATTGCTTTGTTCTGCGCTTCAACGCCGATGCATCGAACACCGCGAATCCAACCTCGATCACGGATTCCGGTATCCAGAACCCCGTCTATCCGAACGGCATGACGCCTGGCGCGGAGGTGGGCAATCTGATCCGCGTGATTCAGGGCGCCTCGCGCGGGACCCAGCCGCGGAAGATTATCGCCAACACTGCGACCGCGATCACTTGGGACCTTCCGATGGTCATCAGTCCCGGTGATGTGTGGATTATCGAAGAGCCGACGTGGCCCTACTCCTGCGACACAACCTCATTCGACAACGCCGACCCGCTGGCCACCACGACCATCAACATGCCCACCGGCAACTTCGTAGACGAGACGCTCGTGATCGCCGGTTTCACTGTTGACGTAAACGGCAATGAGTCGCCCGATGGCGACGCTCCCATCCGCGAGGACTGGGTGTTCGGTGCGGAAGGACTGTCGAAAGTCGCGGGACTCGTGTTCCAGATGCAGGGCACGCTGGGGATCGAGTCCAACGCGGCCCAACCTTTATATCTGAATCGCCCGGTCACTGTGGGCGACGTCAAGGCTTATGTGCAGTCGGCACCTACCGGTTCAGGGATCACGTTCACGATATACGTCGGCGGCACGGCCTGGCTCACTCTCACGATTCCCGCCGGCCAGACGGCTGTGGTCGCGACGCCGTCGCAGATCAGCGCCCTATCGCAGATCCCGGCGAATGCGGCGCTATCCATTGGCATCACGGCGGTGGGCAGCACGTTTCCGGGCGCGGACCTTTCGGTTTTCATTTACTCGTAATCGCAGTCTCGGCGTGTTATCGGTCCGCCACGCGCGCGCGAATCGAATTCAGCTACAATGCTGGTTTTCCATAGATCTCACGTCGGAGCGCAAATGAGCGAATTCATTCTGGTACCCACCGTCGACCAAGCCCAGGAGTTCATAGAAATCGCGAACGATTTCGCAAATCCTCTTGATCTGGTTAGGGAGGCCATTAGCAATGCCTTTGACGCCCACGCGACGGAGATCCGTCTAGAATTCGATACAGAGCTCATTTCCGGTGAGACGACGTTCGTAATTCGACTCACGGATAATGGCCATGGCATGGATCGGGCAGGCCTCCAGGCGTTCTTCGATCTCGGCAATTCTACGAGACGGGCTGACAAGAGCACGATCGGCGAAAAGGGTCACGGAACAAAGGTCTACTTCAACGCGAAGAGACTCACGGTGGACACTCAGCGCGATGGGACCCGTCTCTTAGCAGTGTTGGACTCGCCATTCACAAAGCTCCACAACCGCCAAATACCTGAGGTTCGTGTCCAGGAGGAGCCGAGTGAAACGCAGGCGAGTGGAACATGCATCACCATCTGTGGCTACAACAATAACCGCCGAGAGCGCTTCACCCATAGCCGTTTAAAAGATCACATTTTGTGGTTTACAAAATTTGGCAGTATAGAGCGGCAGTTCAGCATCGACGCACTCGCCTGCGTCAAGCTTCAGCTAAAGGGTTTGGATCGAGATGATCTCGAAGTACTTGATTTCGGCCACCCCTTTCCGAGTGAGAGCGAAGATGTCGGTGTACTCTTTGACAAATATGTAATCCAGGCACCGAATTACTATTGCCGGCGACTCATTCGGACCGGCAGCCTGCCCAATCATCCAGAGGTGCGATACCACGCCATTTTCTCCGTTGAAGGCAAGCGCGTGAAGTACGACAACAATCCTATGCTTCGCCGCCCAGGCTACAATGCGCCCGACGGGGCTTATACGGTTCAGGACCGCTATGGACTCTGGCTCTGCAAGGATTTCATCCCGATCCAGCGAAAGAATGAATGGGTCACCACGAAGGGATCTGAGTTTACCAAGCTGCATGCGTTCCTCAACTGCCAGGCATTGAAACTCACCGCGAACCGCGGCTCCGTCGAAAACACGCCCTCCGAGATCTTGCAGGATGTGGAAACTGTCGCGCGCAGAATCTACCAAGATCTCACGGAAGGTGACGAATGGCTGCAGCTGAGCTACCTGGAAGAGGAGGCGGACACGTACAACACGATTGAGAAAGAGAAGAAAAATTTCTCTTTTCGCGTCGATAAGGCCAACGCAGCCAAGATCGCGGCCTTTCAGGACATCACACTTGTCGAACCAAAACGCGAGAGTGGCGTTCACAGTCTCGTCGTGCAGTTGATGACGATTGAGCCGCAGTTGTTCCCGTTCACCATCGTCGACTATGACACGCTCGAAGGGATCGATGTGATCGTTAAAGCAAACGATGCCGTTCCTGTGCACGGATCGCGGCTCTATTACGTAGAGTTTAAGTATCTTCTGTCAACTGCCTTCAATCATTCATTCGAGAATTTGCACAGCATCATATGCTGGGACACCGAGCTTAAGCACGGTGACATCATTAAAGACATTAACCGCGAAGAGCGGAAGCTTTCGATTATCGCGCCTGCAACGCCTGCTGATTACACACGGTATTTCCTCGACAACCCCCGCAAGGCCCACAGAATTGAAGTTTATGTCCTGAAGGACTACCTGCACCAAAAGCTGAAGCTGGAATTCCGACCGCGTACACCCACCGACATCCATTAGGACTCAGTTTCTCCAACCCGTAACGCGAATAAGTCTTGCGCACCGACACGGCGGCGCACGTTGCTGCGCGTTGATTCACGGCGACCAATGGACCAGATCCTCAAACTACAACCCCACCGCACCCTCCATCTCCAAGGCTTCGACGACTATGGCGCGGCGGCCGCGTTCTGGGGAGCCTCGGACACAGGCTTCACCGTCTCCGGCGTGTTCCGCGACATGGCCGATTTCGCCGTGCTCGTTCTGCTCCAGAAAGATGACCCGTTCGGCCACCCGCGCTTCTCCTATCTCCCCGACGGCGATCTCACGGGCCTCGCGCTCGACTTCGATGTCACCTGGGAAGGCATCCAATCCTGGGAATCGATCAAGAACGCCTGGACCGACTGGAACACGCTCGGTTACTCCGTCAAAGGCGCCGGCCAGCGCGTGCCCTGGTTTGGCACCTCGGGCATCACCATCACCTGCAACACAGCGGGCCGCACTGGCGCGTCGGCCACCTACACGCTCAACCTAAACAATCCGCAGCCCGGCGACAAGGTCACGCTCTGGTATCAAAACCAGTCCTTCGTCAGCCCGGCGATTTCCGCCTCGCACCCCACCACCGACCAGGCAATGTGGTGGCAGGGCAACGCCGCCTACAACCACTGGGTCACGATCGGCTCGGCCACGTACTCGTGCGTTGAAGGTTCGCTCAACAGCGCGGGCATCGCTGCCAACATCGCCGCGCAAATCAACGCCTCCGATCCCAACTGCACAGCCACCACGGGCGGTGCCTCCGGCAACGAGATCTTCATCACGCTGAAAGCCGGCGTCTCCGGGCCAGTCGCGGTTTCAAGCTCCGATGGCTCGGCCGCCGACATGCTGACGCAGACCACCGCGGCGGCGATCCTACAGCCCATCGCGAACCAGATCAATGCCGTCAACTGGCCCGCCAACAGCACGCCTGCCCTGACCGCGACCGTATCCGGCAACAACCTGGTCATCACCGCCGCGCCGGGCGCCGACGGCAATATGGTCGCGTTCTACCAGACCGACAACAACTCAAGCAGCCGCCTCTACTTCACCGCCAGCAACTGGAATCTCTCCGGTGGCTCCTCGGATGACGTTTCCTGGCACGTCCACATCAACTTCACCACGCTCGGTTGGAGCAACGTGGACAAAGTCTGGTGGACCATTGCGCCGGCGCTTCCGGAAGGCCAAGCCTACCAGCCCACCGAGTGGAAGATGGTCGTCACCAACTGGACCATTACCGATTCCGCAGGCAAGCGCGCGCTTAAGGTGGCCGGGCCGGGATCGGTTCGCATCGAAGAAGACAGCACGTGGGTGAAAACCTCCGGCTACTGGGAAGCCGCGCCGGGAAACGATCCCGTGAGCGGCGCGTTCGCCTTCTGGAGTCAGGGCCGCGCGATCCGTGCCGCGGCCGCCGGCGCGAGCGTGACCATCGAGACGCACTGCCAGTCCACGCACGACATCTACGTCGGCACGCGGCTCGATACCAACTGCGGCATCGTGAGCGCCACGCTCGACGGGGGCGCGCCTGTCACGCTCGATTGCTATTACCCGCAGGCCACGACCTCCCAAACGCGGCGCTTGCTTTTCTCCGGCGCCGCCGCCGGCCAGCACAGGATCGTGATCACCCTCACGGGCAACAAGAACCCGTCGAGCCAGGGCTGGTACTTCTATTTCGATTTCCTCGAATGCGCGGTGAAGAGCGACGTGCCGGATCCGGTTTCAACCACCACCGCCGTGAGCGTCGCAACCGACTTCGACACAGACAACACCTACAAGCTCTCGCCGCAACGGCTCCTGTGGAACATTCAGAAACTCGGGCTACTGGGCGAGATCGACCACTACTGCGGCGTCTTCTGGTGGAAGCAGGCCGTGGCGCAGAATCCGTCGTACCCGCAATGCACGGTCACCTTCACGGGCAATTGGAGCGACCAGGATGTGATCTGGCTGCACGTGGGCGGCTCGGCGATCGGCAAGACGATTTTCGGCGGCCAAGACACGAACTCGACCGTTGCGCGCCACTTCGCCAATTTCATGAACGGGATTTTCGATGGTGTCTGGGCCTCGGCCGCCGGCAACGTGCTCACGATTACCTCGCATTCGTTCGGAACCAACTGGCAATACCACGTGTACACAGAACTAGCCGCCACCGGCTCCGGCCAGGCCACAGTGACCGGCGATCTCCAGGGCGGCAGCTACGGAGTGAAGTGGGCGATTGATCCGGCGCAGACTCCCGTGCTCAACCGGGCGTTCCGCGACTGGCACGCCGATTTCTTCGCGCTGCTCAAGGCCAATAACATGAGCGCGGTCTGCTCGTTTTCACAGGAGCTGGTGAATCCACCCGATAGCTGGGTCCAGCGATTCCCCGATGGTGCGCCGGTGCAGACCGCGACCGGTTTCGGCACTCTCAACAGTTCCCAGATCGCGTTCGGCTCAGGACCGCAGGCGTACATGCAGCAGGCGTATGCCGCGATCGCCAGCCTGATGCAGGCGGCGGGGCTCACCCCGAAGGTGCAATTCGGCGAAATTCTGTGGTGGTTCCAGGCGAACGTCTCAGGCATGGCGTTCTACGACGCCGAAACGCAGGCCGCCGCACAGTCGGCACTCGGCCGCCCGCTGGTGACGTTTCTGACGCCCAACGACGATCCCTCCATCAACAGCTACGCGGACGCGAACTTCCTGCGGACGCGCCTGTACAACTACGTCGCCGCGATCCAGAGCTACGTTCTCTCGCAGGTCGCGTCGGCGGTGTTCGAGCTGCTGTGGCCCATGGACGTGAATGACCCGGAGACGCGCCGACTGCTGCGCTACATCAACCTGCCGACGCAATGGACGGGGCGCGCCGGTTCCGGTTTCGACACGTTGCTGATCGAGGGCTACCAGTATCCGGGGATTGACCACAACCTCGACAAAGCCGTGCGCTGCGCCTCGTACCCGTGGAAAGAACTCGCCTGGGACGAGGCCCACAGCCGCTACCTGATGGGCCTGTTCTACGCCACGTGGCCGTGGCTCCGCGAGTTCGTCAAGGTGAACCGCCTCGGCCTGCCCGCTATCAAGCTCTGGGCCTACGATCATCTCTGCCTGTTCGGCTGGCCCGTCCCGCTTCCCACGAGCGACGCCCGCTCCTTCATCTACTGATTCAATTCTGGAGGTGTTACATGGAAGACCGCGAACAGCGGCTCGATGAAGTCGCGCGCATTGCCGTCAAGCTCGAAGCCGAAACCGGCTGCCCGCCGCGATTGTTGATCGCGCAGTGGGCCGTGGAATCCGACTGGGGCGCGAAGCCCGTGGGCCAAGCGAATTATTTCGGGGTGAAGAAATCGGAGCGCCACACAAAGGGCTGTGTCGTCCAAACGCGTGAAGTAATCAACGGTCGGACGGTGATCGAGAGCTGCGAGTTCGCCGACTACGATTCCCTCGAGGACTCCTGCCGCGACTATGCATGGCTGATCACGCTGGGCGCGCCGTACCACGCCGCCTGGGAGCGGTACCGGCAGGACCACGACCTCGCCGCGCTCATCTCATCGGTCGCGCGCGTCTACGCCACCGATCCGAATTACGCGCGGTTGGTGAATGCCGTCGCCAGCCAGACGAATGTGGCGCGGGCGATCACCGTGGCGCGCCAGGGCCAGCCGGCGGCGGCTTAGGCGCCGGCTCCGCGCGCCGGGCTTCCACCAGCGATTCCCGCCTCGCCTTTGCTCGCGACTCCAGTTCCTTAGCGATGCTCTGCAGCTCGCGCGGCGTGGCCGCGGCCCGGATGCGCACCTGCATCTCGGTTAACCAGTGGTGCTCTTCCATGGATGGTCCTCTCAATCTCCGGACGCCGCCGGAGCCTTCTTGTTCCTCACGAGATGCCGCTCGTGGTCGAAGTAGAACTGCGCAGAGACGACCTGGGCGCCGCGCTTGATCCGTTTCTCGATGGACCGGACCTTCGCGGCCGCCTCGAGATTCGCCTTCCATGAGATGTCCTGCCAGGCCACCACTTCGGCAAAATCGTCGTCCGTCACGAAGTCGAGTTCCATCTGCTTGGGGAACCTGATCAGGCGTGGTTTGGGATTCGCTTCGCTTGCCATACGGTCCAAATTCCCTTCCCGAAAGCTGCTATGAACCATCAATTCTAAGGCGAAGAGATGGCGAAATCAATCGCGCTCGTTTTGCGCATTAGTTGGGGTCGGGGACCTACGGGACCACGCTATCTTGTGGAATCGCCCGCTACAATCAACCCGCTTTTTGTTTTTTCCGGGCCGTAACCTGCTTTACTCCCGCGACTTCCGCGCCTGCCAGGCGCACCGCCTGTAACGCGATCTCGGCCGATGGCGTGGGCTTCTTCTGGCGGATAAGCGCGAGGAGCCAGGACACGTACTGCTCCTCTTCGGAAGAAAGCGGGCCAAAGGGCGTGGCAGCTTCGGCTTGCGCCGGTTCCGTGTGCCGGTGCGGGCGTTTTCCGCCTTCGGCGATCCCCTCCAGCCACCACGTAAATGCTTGTTCCGAAGCCTCTTTCATCTTTACGCCGCGCGTGGCGACGGCGATTTTAACCTGGCGGTGCAGTTCCTTGGGCAGTTCGATCCCAAATTTTATTTGCTCTTGATCCATAGATTTGGCGCGACTCTGGTACACACGCGTGTTATCGCGATTGACAACAATCGCGAAATCGCGAATAATGAGCTTTCAACTTCTTCTCAACTATGAAACACCCGGTGGTCAAACGCAAGCGCAATCGCAAGGAGGAGCCGCTGTTTGGCTTGAATCGCCGCGTGGCGCGCAAGCTCGGCAAGAGCGAATCGCTGGTGAGCATGGTGCGGCGCGGCGCGGCGGTTTCGTCCAAGGTGGCCGACGCAATCGAAGAAGAAGCCCGGCTGATGTTCGAGGAGTGGACCGCGGCAAGGCGGGCAAAAAGGGGGGCCAGCCGTGCCTGAGATGGTCGGTGTATCGGACGGCCGCATCTTTGTGCGGGCTTCGATCGGGGATCTCCTTGCGATCCGCCGGGTGCCGGGCGGCAGTTGGGATCGAGCGCGCGGCGCGTGGTCATTCCCCGCGACGGAGCATCACGCCGGGCTGCTCAAGGTGTCGCTGCCGAGTTCGAACGCGTCAAAGCACATAGAAGTGCCCGCCTCCCATACCGCTTCGGAACGGGAAATCGCGATTCCCGAGGGATTGCTGACGCATCCTTGGCGGCACCAGTTGGCGGCTTACAAATTCTGCCTGGATAAGTTCACCGCCGGCGCCAGAGGCCTGCTCCTGGCAATGGGGATGGGTACCGGGAAAAGTCTAACCGCGATTATGCTGCTGCTTCACCTCCGCGCGCGGCGCGTGATGATCGCATCGCCCCTCCGCGTGGTCCCGGTGTGGCTGGCGCAGCTCGAGCGCCACGTCGGCGCGAGAATCGTCGTGGTCGCGCTCGATGAGGACATCGGCTCGGTCGCGAAGAAGCAGCAGCTCGCGCTCGAAAAGATGAAACTCGCCGAGGCGCTGGGCGTGCCGTTCATTTGCGTCATCAACTACGACAGCGCCTGGCGAGATCCATTCGCGTCGTGGGCCGAAAAGGTCGCCTGGGATTTGGTAATCGCCGACGAAGCCCACCGGATCAAGGCTCCGGGCGGCAAGGCATCGCTGTTCTTCAAGCGCCTGCGCACGCGCGCTAACTACCGCGTCGCACTCACCGGCACGCCGATGCCGCACGGCCCGATGGACATTTACGCCGTGTTCCGCTTCCTTGACATTCGGATCTACGGGCCATCGTTCAGCGCCTTCCGGCAGAAGTACGCGGTAATGGGCGGCTACCAGCGCAAGCAGATCACCGGATTCCGACGCCTCGAAGAACTAGAAGATTTGATGAGCCGGATCACGTTCCGCGTGGGGAAGGAAGTATTGGATCTGCCGCCGGAAACGCACGTAACGTATGAGTGCGATCTGTCGCCGGAAGCGGCGCGCGTGTACCGAGATCTTGAAGAAGATTTCGTCGCGCGCGTGCTCGACGGAACAGTTACCGCCGCGAACGCCATGGTGAAACTCCTGCGCCTCCAGCAGGTGACCGGAGGTGTGGTACCCACCGACGACGGCGTCGCGCATCGCATCGACGATTCGAAGCAGAAGCTGCTGGCCGACACGCTTGAGGATATCGGCAAGGACGAACCGGTGGTTGTGTTCTGCCGGTTTCACGCCGATCTCGACGCCGTACACGAAGCCTGCCGGCAAAACGAGTTCGCGAGCCTCGAACTCTCCGGCCGCCGTGACGAGCTGAAGCAATGGCAGGCCGGCGAAGCACAGGTGCTCGCGGTGCAAATCAGCGCGGGCGGCATTGGAGTGGATCTGACCCGCGCGCGTTACTCGATTTATTACTCACTCTCGTTTTCGTTGGGCGAATACGACCAGGCGCTCTCCCGCGTGCATCGGCCCGGGCAGACGCGCCCGGTGGAGCACATCCATCTTGTGGCGAGGAACACGGTGGACGTGAAGATCATGCGCGCGCTGGAAAAGCGCGCGGAGATCGTGCAGTCGATTCTCGCGGAGATCAGGAACTAACCGGGAAGGGAACACCACAGCAATGAACATCGAGCAGTTGAAGGAATACGTGTGTCTCGAAAAGCGCAAGAAGGAGCTTGACGCCGAACTCAAACAAACCAACCAGCGAATCGGCGAATTGGAAGAGGCGCTCGTCCCTCAGTTCGTCGCCGACGGAGTGGACCGGATGAGCCTGGACGGGCGCACTATTTACCTCCTTCAGAAGGTGTCCGCGGCTCCCGTGAAGGATCGCGGCGACGTGATCGACGCCCTGAAGCAGTCCGAACTCGGCCAGTACGTCGCGGAAAACTACAATACGCAGTCACTCACCGCGTTCGTGAACGAAATCCGCAAGGATCTGGAAGCGCGCTTCGAAAAAGAAAACCGTCCACTGGCCGAAGAGGACGTCCGGGCGGCGCTTCCCGAACCGCTCGGCCGCGCGCTGCGGATCACTTTCTTCTACAAGCTTGGCAATCGAACCAATTACTGAAAGGAAAACTAATGTCGCAAGAACTCGTGAAGCATCAACCAGGAACTCCGGCCGGTCCTCTGGCGCTGGCGCTGACGCCGCAGGAACTGAACGAATTTCAGGAAGCCTGGGACGTCAACATCGGCAGCGGCAACGTCTCTGTCGCGGACCTCTCGCGGATCAAAGTCATGAGCGGGGCGCCCCTGTGGCTTATTCCGGGCCTTGAGGGGGAACAGACTGCGCCCAAGATCGAAGGCGTCGTCGTCCTGGCCAGGGACACGCGGGCCTATTGGAAATCGAAGGAGGCCGGCAACTCGCCGCCCGATTGCTCCTCCAAGGACGCGATCACCGGCGTGGCGAAACCTGGAGTGAATCTGGGCGGTGAATGCGCCAAATGCCCGATGGCGCAATTCGGCAGCGACGGCGAGGGGCAGGCCTGCAAGCAGATCAAGCAGTTGTTCATGCTTCGGGGCGAATCGATGCTGCCGGAGCTGGTCTCCCTGCCACCCACCAGCGTACAGCCGGCGAATCGTTTCTTCGTCAAGCTCCAGGCCAGCCGCATCCCGCATTACGCCGCGCTGATTTCTATCGAACTCGAAAAAGCACAGAACGCGCAGGGGAAGCCCTACGGCAAAGCGAAATTCACGCACATTCGCACGCTGACCCCCGACGAGAAGGAGCGCGCGCTGCAGTTCCGCAAGATGTGCAAGGAGATCGCGGACCGCGTCATCGAGAACGCGACAGCCGCCGATGCCGCGAGTGACGCTCCGAATCACACTGAACCCGCAACCCAGGAGGCCAAGTGATGCTCCAGGAAACACTCCTTCAGTTGAACAGCGGCGCGACCGTGGCGGAGATGGCCGAAGCGCTCGAAAGAGCCGTGGCCGCCGTCCGCGTCACCGGCAAGAGCGCCGCGATTACGCTGACGCTCAAACTCTCGCCGGCATCGAAGGGCATCACGGATGTCCTGACAGTCGAGTCACAGGTGAAGACCAAGCTCCCGGAACCGGATCGCGGGATCACGATCTTCTACGCCACCGACGACAACAAGCTGGTCCGCAGCGATCCGAAGCAGCCGATGCTCCCGCTGCGCGTGGTCGATATCGACTCCACCAAGAGGGGCGATCTCAAGGAGGTTGTTTAAGCCATGCCGAACTATGACGAAAACGCCCAACCAGCCGGCGACGTGGAAGCCGCAATCGCGGCCGGAGCCGCGCTAGGCGAACCGCGCTCGCTGACACGCACGTCCGCCCTCGAAGGGATTTATGCGGTTGTGCCCGAGGGGTACGAGCTGCGCTCGCTCGAAGAATACCTGCCGCGGCCGCTGCGGGTCCGCCAGCAGGTGGAGTTTCACGACGCCGATTCGTTTACCGACTACGTGACCGACTTCGAAAAGATGGGCGCGAGCCGGATCTTCTTTAACGCCGAGAAGGAAACGTTCGCGGCGATCCTCGATTATCACGAGGGCGCGGGCGCTGCGCCCGGCTGGTGCGAGCATGTCGCCACGTTTACGCCCCGGCGCTCGGCCGAGTTTCAGACCTGGATGGGCCAGAACCGGAAACAGTTCACGCAGGTTGATTTCGCGCGGTTCCTGGAGGAGAACCTGCCGGATGTAGTCGAGCCAGACGGCGCCGCATTGCTGGAGATCGCGCTGACGTTCGAGGCCAAGAAGGATGTCGAGTTCTCCTCGGGCGTTCGCCTGCAAAACGGGCAGATCCAGTTCACCTACAACGAAGTGGTTCGCGGCGCCGCCCAGAAGGGCACGCTCGAGGTGCCGGAGCAGTTCGTGCTCGGGATTCCGATTCATGCCGGCGGGCCGGCGTACCGGATCGCGGTGCGCTTCCGCTGGCGGCTACAGGAAGGGAAGGCGGTCTTTTGGTACGAGATCGTGCGGCCCCACCGTTTCGTCGAGGACGCGCTCAAGGAACTCCGCGCGAAGGTTGCGGACGACACCCAAACCGCCGTGCTCGCGGGAGTAGTCAAGTAGGCCGGCTTTTAGCCAACGGACAGGAGAGAACCATCCGCCCAGAGCGAGCCGGCAAATTCGAGAGATCCATATCCTCGGAGCGTCACAAAACAGCAAATCAAGGGGAATTTGAAATGGAAAACACCACTACCATACCTGTGTCGGATGCCGTGGAGCGCCTGAGCCGCGACCTGATCAATGCGGCCGCGACTCTCAGCGTCAACGAAGCTCGCTATCTGGTCGACGCCTATTACGCCATGCAGGAGTACCGCAAGGCCGCCGGCAATCAGGTTCGGGAGCTCGCCGCCGCAGACGAGCCGCACAGCGTCATCCAGTGGCTTTTCGACCAGAACGAGACGCTCGAAAAGCAGATTACGCGCGCGCTCGATGCATGGACCGATACGCTTCCCGCGGCGCGTTGGGCGAAGTCAATCACGGGGATTGGGCCGGTGATCTCGGCAGGTCTTGCCGCGCACATCAACGTCTCGCAGTGCCCCACGGTCGGGCGCATATGGCGCTTCGCGGGTCTCGATCCCACTGTCGAGTGGCGGAAAGGCGAGAAGCGGCCATGGAACGCGGGCCTGAAAACGCTGTGCTGGAAGATCGGCGAGAGTTTCGTCAAGGTCTCCGGGCGCGAAGGCGAGTTCTACGGCCAGTTGTATCTCCAGCGAAAGCGGATCGAGCAGCAGCGTAATGACGCCGGCGAGTTCGCCGAACAAGCCCGCCAGAAGCTCGCGCGCTTCAACATCGGCAAAGATACTGAAGCCCGGAAGTGGTACGAGCAGGGCAAGCTCCCGCCCGCCCACATCCACGCGCGCGCCAAGCGCTGGGCCGTGAAGCTGTTCCTGGCCCACTACCACCATGTCGCCTGGACGCTCGAAACTGGTGCGCCGCCGGCGAAGCCCTACGTAATCGGCATTCTCGGGCACGCCGATCACATCGCGCCGCCCAACTTTGCCCAGCCGGGGGCGGAGGCGGCGGCATGAAGGACTATCTGCCACTTGCGCTCGCGACAGGGGTCTTGCTCTTCCTGTTCTGGCTCACTCATAGACCGGCGAAGAAGAAGCGCCGGCCAGCGACTCTCGCGATTGCTCGGGGTTTGCGCCGGGCGGCGCGCCGGCTGTGGGTGTGCGGGGAGGCCCTTGAGATCGGCTTTTTTCACGGCCGCAAGGTGCGCGACCGTATCAGCCTGGACATCGACGGCGAATCGGGAGAGGCGCGGTAATGCAGTCGGCTTCTCCTCGGGAATCCGCGGTTGTAGCGGCCATCATGCGCGCGCTCAAATCCACTCCCGGTGTCGTCGTTCGGAAGCGCCACGGAACCGGGATGGGGATCGCGGGTGATCCGGATCTGTACGGCGCCGTCAATGGCCGCCACTTCGAAATCGAGGTCAAGCGGCCCAACGATCCTTCGTCCCGTCTGACGGAGCTGCAAGCTCAGCGGCTCCTGGAGTGGCAACGGGCCGGCGCAATCACCGGCGTCGCGCGCGGCGCGGATGATGCACTCGAAATCCTGGGCTTGACGCGGGATGACACGCGTGCGGCCGCGCCGGAGGCCTCGTGATCTACGGCTCGGTGTGCTCCGGCATCGAAGCCGCAACCGCGGCCTGGCATGGCCTCGGCTGGCGGCCCGCATGGTTCGCCGAGATTGATCCGTTCGCGAGCGCGGTGCTTGCCTATCGCTACCCGGAGGTTCGAAACCTTGGCGACTTCACCTCGATCCGGGGCCGCTGGCTCCGGCGCATCGGAGCGGCGGCAGTTGACCTTCTCGTGGGAGGCACCCCTTGCCAGTCCTTCTCCGTCGCCGGACGCCGCCTCGGATTGGATGACGCGCGCGGCAACCTCACGCTCGAATTTCTCAAGCTGGCGAAGCGCCTTCGTCCACGGTGGATCGTGTGGGAAAACGTCCCTGGCGTCCTGTCGATCGACTCTGGAGGGACGTTTGGAACCGTGCTCCGGGCGCTGGCTGAACTCGGGTATGGGATCGCTTACCGGGTTCTGGACGCTCAGTTCTTCGGAGTGCCCCAGCGCCGCCGCCGCGTGTTCGTTGTCGGACATCTTGGAGCGTGGCAGGCTGCCGCGGCGGTACCTTTTGAGCGCGAAAGCTTGCGCCGGGATCTTGCGCCGGGCCGCAAGGCGCCGGAGATCGCTGCCGCCATTACTGCGAACGGCCTTGGAACGTGTGGCGGCGACGCAAAGCAGGCACAGGCCGGCCACCTGATCCCGTTCGGCGGAAACAACGGTTCTGGGCCGCTGGACGTCGCGACCGCCTGCAACGCGCATGGCGGCGCCGGCCGCATGGACTTCGAAACCGAAACTCTCTGTGTCGAGATCGCGCCGCCGCTGCTTGCGGGGGCAAACCGTAAAGGCGGCGACCGCTTCCCCGGCATGAGCGCGGACACGTGCGAGTCGCTGATTGCGTTCTCGTGCAAAGACTCGGAAGCCGATGCAATGGAGGATGTGGCGCCCACTCTCCGGGCGATGGGCCACAGCGAGTCGCATGCGAACGCGGGAGGGCAAGTTACGGTGGTGTTCGAATCCCGCTTCGCGCGCAACGGACGCGGCGCACCCGGCGTGATCGCGCCGCCGCTCAAGGCGCAGTCGGGTAGCTCGGGCCGCGGCGACGGCGCGCCCCTGCTGGCGACGTGGGTCGCGGTGCGCCGATTGACTCCGCGAGAGTGCGAGCGTCTGCAGGGCTTTCCAGACGACTGGACGCTGGTCCCGAACTACGCGCAGAAACTTCGCGCGGACGAGCTCGAGGAAATGGCCGCGTACCTAGACATCCCGTTTGAAGCGGCTCGGGTGCTGGGCGCGACGCCGGACGGCCCGCGATACAAGGCCATCGGCAACAGCATGGCTGTGCCGGTCATGCGCTGGATCGGACAGCGGCTCGATCACGTGGATCGCGCGCTGCGGAGGACCGCATGACTGCGCATCCAGGCTTTGGCCTCGCGGCTCTGCGACAGGCACGCGAAGAAGAGGCGCGCCGCCTCGCGCGGCCGCCGCGGTCGCTGCTTGAACAGGTGCCGCCCGATGCACCCTACGAAAACCCGGATGAGGTTCTGCATGTGTGGAACGGCAAACGGTGGGTTCCCTGGAAGAAGTGGCTGGCAACGGCGCCGCTGTTGATTGATTGACGGAGGACAACCGTGACCGACGCGCAAGAGAAACATCTCGCCCGCGTGAAGGATCGCTTCAGCTTTCTTGTCGACCTGAAGTATCGTCGCGGCGCCGACGAGCATGCCGGCGAGTACGACGGCGAACTGCTGCGCATGCCTCCACTGCGGATTCTGGATCACGCGATCGACGAAGCCATCGACCAGGTCGTGTATCTCCTGTCGCTCCGCGAAAAGCTCCTCCAGGAGGTCATGTGACACCGCAGGCCTTCCTGGAATTACTGTGGCAATTCAAGCCCGAGGACCTGTACGTCCTGATTTGGACGTACCCGGGTAAGCGGTCACACTGGTTCCGGGATATCGCGAAGGCCGCCGCGTGCGTCGCTTCTTCCACCGACAGCGACATCTATCTGGGCGTCGGCCTCTCCAAGACGGACCTCGGTCCGGCGTGCCGCTGCCCATCCGATGAGATCGCCGGCATCGCGGGGCTGTGGGCCGATTTCGATCTGCGATCCGAGGCGCACGGGAATAAGCCGCTGCCGCCAACGATCCAGGACGCGCTTTCGGTGATCCCGGCGTCGATGCCGCCGACCATTGTGATCTCGACCGGCAACGGCGCCCATGCCTGGTGGCTGCTCAAGGAGCCGTACATTTTTGACGACGCCGATGACCGCAAGGAGACGGCATCGCTCGTTTCCCGTTGGCACACGCTGCTTCGGCTGAACTCGGCAGCTCGCGGCTGGGCGTTCGATCGCCTGTCGGACCTCGCTCGCGTGCTGCGCATTCCCGGCACGCGAAATCTGAAAGATCCCAGGAATCCCAAAGACGTGTCGGTGTACTCGTTCAAGGACCGCCGCTACAACCTCTCCGATTTCGAAGAGCTGCTAGATGAAGCCGCGATACCCGATGCGGAAGCGCGGGAGAAAGCCGCTCGCGAGTGGGCGGAACGGTTCGCGGACAAGCCGCCGGCCATCAACCTCGATGCGCGCATTCCCCAAGACATCCTCGACGGTTGGATGGAAACGGACCTGCGCTTCAAGAACACGTGGCTCCGGCAGCGCCATGATCTGAAGGATCAGTCCCAGTCCGGGTACGACCTCGCGCTCGCCGACTTCGGTGTCGCCGCCGGTCTCCCCGAGCAGCAAATCATCGATCTGATCGTTCACCACCGCAGCACCCATCATCCTTATAAACAGCGCACTCGCGGCGATTACTATCAGCGCACGATTGCGAAGGCACTGCGCCGCACCGATGCTCCGGCGTGCCCACCGGCCGCGCCCTCCAGTCCGGATTCCGGCGCAGCCGATCAAAGCCCCGTGGGCGCCAGCGTGCCGGATCCTGAACACGCCAAGGGGATCTTGTGTGAGCGCATCTCCGCAACGCTGGGAGTCCGAATCCTCCGGCTCGTGAAGATCACGGGCAAGGAGCCGACATTCCATATGGACCTGGAAGTCGGCGGCAAGATCGAGTTCGACAGCATCCAGAAATTCGCGAACCAGAAACACGTCCACTACGCCGTCGCGGCGGCGACCGGCAAATTCACGCGGTGGGTCAAGCCCAAGGAGTGGGAGGAACTCAAGCAAATGATGCAGGACGCCTGTTTCGTCGAGGAAGGCAGCGTCGAGGAGGAATTCGAAGGCGGGGCACGCACGTATGTGGCCGAATACCTGTCCGAGACTCCCTTCATCGAATCAATCGAAAACGAACAGGTGCAGAACCAGAAGAGGCCGATGGTGAAGTACGGCAGGATCGCCGTCAACGCCACCGACCTGGCGATGTACGTCAACAAGACCCATTTCAAAAACATCACGCCCAAGGCGGTCGCGTCGATGCTGCGCGCGATGGGCGCCGAGCAGAAGCGCGAATGCGGCCGGAAGTTCAAGGAACAGAGCCGGTGGCTGCTTCCCGCCGATCAATTCGATCCCGCCGATTATCCCGCCGCGCGCGCGAAGGAAGCCACGGAGAAAGGACAAGAAGGCTAAAAGGTGATTACACCCGATCAAATTCAGGAAGTCGCGGAGGGGCGGGCCGAAGAAACACGGGAATTCCGTATCTTCGGCCCGCCTTGACGGAAAGACAGGGACAGGAAAAACCACAAACCTCACGCGCCAGATCGCCCGCGCCGTTGACAAGTTTGGTCCCGATTCGGTCCTGGTGACGTCGTTTTCCCGGAGCGCTGCCGCGGAGCTGGCCGGGCGCGACCTGCCGATCGCCGGCGATCGGATTGGCACGCTTCACTCGCACTGCTATCACGCGCTGGGCGGCCCAGAGATCGCGGAGGCGAACGTCGATGAGTGGAATCGGGACCATCCTTCGCTTGCCATTACCCCGGTGAAGAGGCAGGGAAAGCTTGATGGCGAGGAATCCATCGCAGAAGACGATTCGGACTCAGAAAAAGAAGGCGACAGGCTCCTTCAGCAGTTGAACCGCTTCCGCGGCCGGATGATTCCGGCTCGGGGCTGGCCGAAAACTGTCATGGAGTTCGCCGCCAAATGGCAGGAGTACAAAGACGCCAACGGCCTGCTCGATTTCACGGATCTCATCGAGAGATGTTATCGGGACGTTTACTGCGCGCCCGGCAATCCTTCCGTGATCTTTGCGGATGAGGCGCAGGACCTGAATCGCTTGCAGTTGTCGCTTGTGCGGAAATGGGGAGAGCGGGCCGCATACTTCATCGTCGCGGGTGACGATGATCAGACCATCTTTTCGTTCTGCGGAGCGACGCCTGACGCGTTCCTCGATCCAGACATTCCGGACGATCACAAGATCATCCTGAAACAGTCGTATCGGGTGCCGCGCGCTGTTCACGCGCTCGCGGAGAAGACGATTCGCGGAGTGGGCCGGCGTCAGGAGAAGATCTATTTGCCGCGTGCGGCCGACGGTGCCGTCCATCGGTTAGGTCGCGACGGCTACAAACATCCCGAGCTGTCGATCATCCCCGAAGTCATCAATCACGTTGCGCGGGGCAAAAGCGTCATGCTGCTGGCCTTGTGCTCCTACATGCTTCGCGCGGTAATCCAGGTGCTTCGCAAGGAAGGCGTCCCGTTTCACAATCCATATCGCAAGGCGAACGGTTTCTGGAATCCGCTGCGGGCCGCCAGGAAGGGCTCGACCTCCGGACGCGTGTTGGCTCTGGTTTCCAGCGCGCCCGATGTGCAGGGTTTCCGGCCGTGGACGAACGGCGACGTTCGGGCGTGGGCCGAAGTGCTCCAGTCAAAAAGCATCCTGCGGCGCGGCAGTAAGAAGGCCCTCGCGGATTACGATCCCGAAGAAGTCGCCACGCTTTCCGCAAAAGGAATTCTGATGCAGTGCTTCGAACCAGCCGCCCTCGAATCGCTGGCGGCCGCCTGGGACGCGGGCTACCTGGCTCTCCTCCAATGGTGGCGCGAGCGTTTGACCGCCGATGCATTCAAGCGTGCGCAGTTTCCGGCGGATGTCGCCGCCAAACATGGGCCGCGCGGCTTAACGGAGATGCCCAAGGTGGTCGTCGGCACGATCCACTCCGTGAAAGGGGGCGAGGCCGACGTTGTTTATCTCTTTCCCGATCTCAGCCAGGCGGCGGCCGCCCAATACGAAAGCCGTGGGCCGGCGCGCGATTCGGTGACTCGCGTGTTTTACGTCGGCATCACACGCGCGCGGGAAGCGCTTAATATCTGCTATCGGGAGTCCCCGGATGCGATTTGCCTGTGACGGAAAGATTGCAGTTGCCTATGACTGCGGATAAAGGTACCCTCCTGTCGCTGTTGACGGGAGGCGCCGGATTGAAAACGAGAGTCCAGCACCCCAAGGTGCAGGAGTGCCGCGATTACAAGCAGTGGTATTGGTTCTTCCGCTACTGGCACGACGAATTGCTCCCAGATGGCTCGGTGAAGACGAGCCGGAAACGCCACATCTGCGGCGACAGCCGCGGGCCGAACAAGATCACGCATACGCGCGCGGAAGAGATTAGAGACGACTTTCTGCACGACCTGAAAATAAAGGCTAAACAGCAGGCCGAAGGCGCCGCCGCCCAGGAAAAGGCAGCCAAGGAACCGGACGCGCCCATCGACCCGCGCCAAATCATCTTCGGCAAATTGGCCGAGTTGTGGCTCAAGGACTATGCCGAGAACCCGAAGGTTAAACTCGCGCAGCCCACGCGCGAGAAGTACCGGATACGAATGGATACCCATATCCTGCCCCGATGGAAGGACGCGCGTCTGACGGAACTCGATAACAGCAAGGCCATCGTTGACTGGCTCCAGGGGGAGTGCACTTCGTGGTGGATGATGGTCGATCTCCGAAATATTATGAGCGGCGTCATCACCCGTGCGCAGGAGTGGGGCATTGTCCCGCGTTCTTACGCGAACCCGATGAAATGGGTGAAGCTCGGCCGGAAATGGACTGTGTGGGAAGACCGCATTCTTTCGGATGAGGAGACGGCAGCCGTGTTCGCGCGCCTTGCGGACCCGCACTTGCTGATCTGCGAAACCTGCATTTACACGGGCACGCGCATCAGCGAGGCAGTGGGCCTCACCCTGAAGTGCGTCGATCTGAAGAAAGGCACCATCAAAATCGAGAGGCGGCATTGCCGCGGAGACGTTGACGATCCGAAATCCGCGAGCAGCAAGCGCGTCCTTGCGCTCGGTGTGCTCATCGATCGCTATGCGGAGTGGATAGGTAAGAAAGGCATCAAGGAGCCGAATGCGTGGATCTTCTCTCAACCCGAGGACAGCTCAAAACCAATGTGGGATTCGGGCGTGCGCAAGGCGCTAAAACTCGCCGCGGAAGATGCCAAATGCGACTTCCCCGGTTTCGGCCTGCATTCGTTCCGTCGCGCCAATATTACGCTCCGACAGGAGGTCGGCGGCAGTGCGATCGAGGCCTCAAAGATCGCCGGCCACTCCGGGCTGGCCATCACTGGCGAGTACACGAAAGTGCAGCTACGCCGCCAGGAGGAGTTGACGCGCGCGATCCAGGACCGCATCGAAGAAGCGCGGCGCAAGCAGGAAGCGGAAGCCGCCAAGGAGCGGAGTGGAAATCAGGATGCCTCGGAGGCGGCGGCATGAAGTTTCTGTCCTAGGCTCAGGTCAGGATGCCGCGCGATCTACGGCATCAAGTTGGATCGCCCACCATGAGATCGCTTCGTCGACGAGTGTGCGGCCATCTTCTCCTTCGTATGGACCGGAGTCCATGGGCCGATAAATGTTTTCCTCAATTAAGAATTGCCGAATAACGTCGAACCCATCGTGATTCTGCAAATGCGCAAGGATCGGCACCGGTCCTTCCGTCATTGCGAACGAATACTCTTTCAGGATGTTGTTGCGCTCGTGCTCGATAAAGTCGCGAAAGATCGCGTGATCAGGTCCCTCGCGCCATGATCGGTGCAGATCGTTCGCGGCCTTCTTGACCTTCGCATCTGCCGCTCCATCCACCTTATCCAGAACGTGTCCCACGGCCCTGAGAAGCACGACTGCCAGAACCCAGTACAGCCGCCATTCAATGCGACCGGTCTCATTCTCAAGCTTGTCCCGAACAAACATCGCATCTTGCAGAACGAGCCGGGCATACGGCACCTTCGTGGCCTGCATAGGGATCTATTCAAGGATATGCCAATGCCCAGCGTCCCGTTGCGATGTCATTTGCTCATCTTCGCGGCCCAATCTACCGATACACGTAAGGATGCGATCACCTCGTCTTAATACGAGCTCATATACGTCAATCGCAGACGGGTTGCTGACGGTTGCTGAGTTTTCTTCTAGTATTTCAATCTGATACAATTCGCTGCATGAAGTATGACAGCGTGCAGCACGATGGCGAATCTGTGGCGAAACCGCTGCGCCGCGTTACCTTGACCGTCGACCCTATTGACTATGCCGCGCTCGAGGCACTCGCACGACGAAGCGACGTGTCTACGTCATGGCTGGTCCGTCGCTCAATTCGCGAATTCCTAGCGCGCGTTCGGGGAGAACGCGTCGACCCGATGAGTGAAGGCCGGAAGGCCGAGCACGCTGCATGA